ATTCTGCTTTTTTCGGACCTACGCCTTTGTTTTTTAATACAAAATCGTAAAGCTTAAACTCTCTTACTAGTGTTGTGTTTCCTGTATAAAACTTTCTTAGGACCGTTAGAGCCGGGGAATCTCTTTTAGATAAGGTATCTGCTGCTATTTGTTTTACTAGTAGTTCAAATATTAAGCCCGTGTTTTTATACTTACTATGTTTGATACGCATCTTAGGTGTGTCTTTGTTATAAATAGTGCTTAGTTATCTAAATCTTTAATATTCTCTTCATTTAGAAGATCTGACTGAATTGCTTCCTCTTCTTCAAAGATGTTTTGCTTTTTAGAGGGGAATAAGTCTTTATTTCTTAAGAAAACAGACATCGTATTATTTAGGCTCTCTCTTACGTTTTCGTTATCACTTGGATATCCACCTTTCATTCCATGAACTCCCAGTCTATCTCTTCCTCCTACTGGATCTGCTTGTGTACCTATTATTGAAAATTTCTCCCTAGGTCTTCCTATGGTTGCGTTTTCATCATAACCAATTGGTAGTTCACCCTGCTCTCTTGCTCCGTAGATAGAAGCTAGGTCGTGAGGTGTTCCGAATGATTGTCCAGTTGATACTGGATCGTTTCCTTCGTTCTCTATTTGAGATATTCTAAATCCTCGTTTAGCATCTTCTCTAATAAGCTCTCTCATTTCGTTATACTTATCTTCTGAGATATCGAATAATGTATCGTAAATGTAATCTGATGAGAATAGCTTTGTTGCTTGCATTTGAGTTGCTAAGTCAACTTTTTCTTTCCAAAGTGCTACTTTTTCTTGTTCGTAAATTATGGAAGGAGTAGTTAATTTTATTTCAAAATTTACTAAAGACTCTTTATCAAATCCTTGAGAATATAAATGCACTAAACCAATTTTAGTTAATTCACTTTCTACAATTCTTTGTAATCTTTCTACTGTTCTAGCAAAACGAATATCTTCTGCTGCAAGAGTTGCTTTTCCTGTTAAATCTTTTTCGTATCCAAAATATGCTTTTGGTACTTTTAAAGCTGCAAACATCTTATCTCTTAAGTACTCAATATCATTTGTACCATCATACTCTAATCCTTTTGTTGTATCAATACGAGTTGAAGTATCCCCTCCACGAACTGGAAGATAAAAATCCTCCATCATGTTTTGCATATTAAATTTCAAGTTATATTGACCTGTTTGTGGATCTACATAAGGAGTTTTCTTAATACTATTGATAGTTTTTTGCATGAACTGCTCAACTTCATTTGGTGGAATAGATCCTACATTAATATAGAACATTCTTTTTTCAGGAGCTCTCATGATTCTATGAATCAACATTGCATCCTCCATAAGAGTTAATTGTTTGTAGATTTTTCTAGCTGGTTCAATATAGGATCTACCATAAGGAAGGTAGTTTGTGTCTGATAGTAATCTAAAGTGAGCTACTTCGTAGTTGTCCAATGTAATAGTTTGCTTACTATTATTTGGAATGTAATTTGGATCTGCTGAAGAAGCTAATCCATCTGGATCAATTGAGAATGTTACTTTGGTTGGATCTTCTTTATCCATCCCTTCATGTCTTACCATGTGGTAAACTGTATAAGGAAGAACATTATAAACACCAAATTTTTCTGATATCTCTAATTTTAAAAAGAAGTCCCCATACTTGCACATATTTCTAACCCATGACCATAGGTTAAATTCGATGTTTAGTACATCGTAGTATAGATTATAAAGGACTCTTTGTATGTTTTCATCTGTAGATTTTATAGAAAGTACTTCACCTTGTGCACTTTTTAGTGTTGACTCATCTGCCAATACATCTAGGGTTGATGCTATGATTGCATCTGTATCCATTGCTTCGTAATCTGAGTAAAGCTGAACCCTAAGTGTTTGATAGTTAAGGTTTGGATTGAATATGTTTTTATTATTGTATATGTATAGTCGAGAGAATCTATCCAATAGTGAATTGGTTTGGTACTTCCCTGTTGATTGAATGTGATTAACATCAGCAATCTTTAACTCATCTCCTCCTACGTTTCTGACTAGTATGTCTGTTGAAAAAAGTCTCTGGAGTGAGGTAAATAAATTTCTTTCTGCCATTTCTGAAATGTTTTATTTATAAATAGTAACTTATCCTAATAGCCAGGATAAGTCCTCTTGGCCACCTGGTGTTTCCATAAGATAAGGATTATTCTGCATAGGAGCAACGTTATAAACCCCTGTATTTCTTTGATTAAGACTAACAAAAGAAGACATTGTAGCTCTAGAAAGGTCCATTCCTTGTTGTCTCATACGGATGGCTGTATCTCTTACGTAAAGAGCGGTTGCAAAAGCCATAACTAAATCGTCATTATATCCTGACTGTGCTTGTGCTTTACCGTTTCTCCATATGAATACCCTCATCTCTCCTAACAATCGTTTAGACTGTACTATAACCGATCTCTCCCTTAGGTATTCAGTCATCTTAGCTATTACAAGTGGTCTAGTTTTTAAAGACATTGTAAACCCTGGTACGAGTTTATCTCTTTCGTACTTGGCCATATAAGATTCAACTGTTTCGTTATCTGATCTAGATGAATAGTATAGGTTTTTGTATTCTCTGGATATTACTTGTTCAATGGTTGACCATCCTATATTGGCATTCTCTATTACAAGTAGTGCATCACAGTATTCTGTTGCTATTCCTACCAATACGTTTCCGTATTCTTTAGGTGATATCTTTCCTTTATATTCGGCAACTTGTGTGCAGCTTTCAATATCAAAGACATGGAAGCCGGAGTAATCGGTAGAGTCCCCTCTAGCGACATCGGCAACAACCATATAAGATTTACTATAGTCAGGTGATTCCCATATCCAAAGATTACCATCAACCCCTCTTCTTTCTGTTGGATCTTTTACATAAGTTTCTTCATAGAAAGCCATATTCTCAACCTCAATTACTGAATCTCCGGATGACATAAAGTCACAATCACATTCCTGTGCTGCATGCTTTTCTCCTAATTGTTTTGATTGTTCATCTCTCCAGTCTTGTTTTCTTTCAGGATGAACATCCCATTTTAATTTAATAGGAACAAATCCATTCTCTCCTGCTTCTGCTTTTTCCCAAGTCTTATGAAACCAGTTTCCTACACCATTTGGAGTAGAGAGAGCCATACACTGACCCCCTGTTGCTAGGGTTTGTTGTGCTGCAGTAAATGTCTCCTCGATATTATCTATAAAGGCTGCCTCATCTATTAATAGAAGTGATACTGCTTCTGAACGAGCTGAATCTGAGTTGGATGATTTAGCTGTTATTTTAGAACCGTTTTTAAGTCTAAGAGATAATTTATTCTTTTCTGTAAAAGGTAATTGTAACCATTTTGGTAGATTTTCGTACATGAAAATCGTTTTGGTTACAAGGTTTCTAGCTGTGGCTTGGGTAATTGCTAATGCTAAAACGTTTTTATCTTTGTGGAAGATCATTAACCAAAGTGCGTATGCTGAGGCTAAAGTGGATATTCCTAACTGTCTTGACTTTAGGGTTATTAGCATTTTTTCATCTCTGAATAAATGTAGTACTCCTTCTTGGAATGGGTATAGGTTGAATAGGATTCTACCTCTTGTTGGATGTTGAATGTAGCAATACTTCTTCATGAAGTATGCAGGATCTTTTGCACACTTTATATACTCTTGGGCTACTATTTGTTTTATATCTGGTTGTGACATATTATATACTTATATATTATAAATATGTGGATATAAAAAAACCCACCTTTAGAGGGTGGGCTTGTTTTGCTTTATTGTTAAAACTACTGTGCTGCTTCAGTATCGTGTGAAAAATTTGAAATTTGCAAGTAAGATCCATATTTGTTATTGTGTCCAACATCTGTGATAGATGGAAATATTTTTTTAAGTTCACTAAAAAAACTCTTAAGTGTATCTACTTTTTCAGATGAGTATGCTAATAGATCAACTCCACCGGCACCACTTACGTTAGCTATAACACCTACCATCCCTTGTCCTACTTGACTAAAGTCACCGTTTAGTGTTTCTACTTTGTTGATAAATGAACTCCTTTCTATAGGCTGTTGCATTGTAAATAGATTGTATTTTTGTGCTATCGGGAGTAACTTTGGTCCTACATCTTCCCACTTCATCTGTTGTAGTACCTCGCTTAGCATTCTTGAACTTGCAGTCAATTTATTTTCTGCTAAGAATTTTCTCAAGTCAAAAGTACCTTCTTGCAATGCTTCAGATGCTGCCTCAGTTGCTGCTTCTTTTTCTACTTTTTTAGGAGTTTCTTTCTTTTCTTTACCTGTGAATTTTTTTTCGAATTCTTTTCTTAGTTTTTCTTCTGCTTTTCTTAATGCTGTAATATCTTTACGCATTTGTTTAACAGCTTTTTGATCGATGTGTTCAGCATGTTCTCCTTCTTCTAAAGACCCTACTTTAGCTTCTAGTGCTTCGTAAACTCTTTTCATCTCATCCATTTTGTATTTATGAGCTGCTTCGTTAGTTCCGTTTTCAATCTCTTTCATCAATTCTTCAATTGAATTATATTTTGGAAGAGGTTTTCCTTCTTCAATGCTTTCTTCTCCTTCTGGAATGTTTAGTTCTGGAGCAGGATTTGGAAGTTGGTTTGGATCGTCTTGACGTCCCATTGTATAATCTACATTTTCTTCTTCTTGTATTCCTAAAGCATTTTGTACCATTTCTACTAAACGTCTTTCTTTAGCAGTTAATTTTGATTCGTACAAATCTCTTTCAACTGCATTTTGAGCTGCTTCAATATCCTGTCCGTTTGCAATTTGTGCTACTGCTCTAGAAGCTGCATTTAGATCGTGTCCGAATTCAGATGTATCAATATCTCCGTTATTAAAAGCATCTTCTACTGCTGCTGCAATTGCTGGATCTCCGTCGTATTCATTATCGACTACGTCCATTAAAGCTTCATACCCATAATCACTTCCTTCTGAAAGAGTTTGTGTATTCTTTGTAAGTTTATTCTCTGATAAGAATGTTCTTAAATTAAAATTATCTGCCATTGTGTTTTATTTTTGTTTATAAATAGTTAGTTATTAGCTAAAAGAGATTATCTGTGGATATTTTGCTGTGGCAGTGATATTTGTTAGAATTATCTCTTCTTTAGTAATTGCGTTTTTAAAACCCTCTCTGGTATATATTCTATAATCAGGAGTTAAGTATACCATAACATGAGTATCGTGCTGAGCTTCAGTGTTTAAGAAGGTATTTACATACCAAGATAGAAGTTCTTCTTTGATTGATTCTGGTTTTTTAAAATCTATAGATACACCAGTGCCAAACTCTCTCTTAATTGCTGCTTTTACTTGTTCAAGAGCAGGGGCTTCTAATTCCTCTGTCAATGCAATACGTTTTAAATACTCTACTAAGTTTACTTTTTGCTTAGTACCTTTTCCTGGTGATATTCCTGTTATTGTTTCTAGGTCTGTATACAGTTTTTGAAGATGTTCAACTCTTCCCATTAGTCGAGCTTTATAAGATTTTACCTCTATACTGTTATTTCCTACTTGTACATCACCTTTTCCTACCCCTTTATGTCCTCCATCAAGCAGTAAAGCTAAAGCAACCTCACATCTTCCTACTCCTTTATTATTCTCATCTACCGTAGGTAGGTTTATAATAGAATCTATAAATGTTTCAGGAAGAGATGTTCCAGCGGTTAGTACGTTATTTAAGTTTCCTGAAGTTCCTAGATCCTCAAATGTTAATTTTTCTGATCCCTGTAAATAGTCTACAAGTTTTGCTTCTAGTCCTGGTATCTGGTCTACTTTAGTGAATATACTGTCTTGTGCAAATTCTAAGTTTTTCTTCTGTATAATGCTGGTTAATGTACCTCCTAGTTTCTTACCCTTAGCTGCTACTGTGTGGTATATCTTTTCGATAAAAGCAGGGTCTAGTACTTCAGTTTGAGATTTTAACAAAGCTATTAGGCTGTCTATAGAGTACTTCTCCGTAGGTTTTTCCTCTTCCATCACTATTCCGTACTCAGAATAAATCTCTTTCAATATTTTCATATCGTCAGAATTATTCATATCTGGGTATCCTTTCTTACATCGAAAGGCCCATTCTGTAACTATTTTATCTATTACGCTCATTAAAGTGCTTCTGGTGTTTCTTCTTCAAATTCTGCTCCGGCTGCTTCACCGCCCTCT